TTCTCCTTGTGCGAGATCGATCACTTTGACTTCTTCATCATCATAGGCATAAGCGAGTAATAAAATTTCAAAATCACTGGATTGCACATACCTTGCCACGCCACATTTTGGTAAGTCGGCAGAAGAGTAGGTTTCAACGTCAATGCGTAGAAATTTCATAAGATGCCCAGTGATTTAATTACTTAGTGCGCAAAACTTCGAGGGTCTTACTGCCCAGAACGGCAGTGGTGTAGCTGCCAGGTCCCCAAATTTTGTGAGCTACTGCGCATACAGCTTTTTGCATTTCACCAGGTTTGTAGGGATGCGAATTTAACTGCACTACATCACCGACTTTCATTTGCGCCATTTGTTCGCGATAGCCTGTTTGCCGAAAATTGCGTTTAGCTTTCATTTTTTTGGTTTTAGTCTTTTGAACTTGGCCTAATGAAGGTGCTGCGACAGGCTTTTGAATTGGCTCTGGCTCAATGGGACTGCTGCTATAAACGATTCCACCAAATTCGACCCAATACGGAACGCCTAAGACTTGTAATGTGCGGATTGAATGAGCAATAGAATTGCGGCCTACTGTGGAATTTGCTGCTGCGCTATTTTGATTCGTGTTCATGGTACTTCTCCTAATTTTTAAATTAAATTTTGAATTTCAAATAATTGTGGGGGCGTCAAGGCGGTTGGATTAGCGACTAAGCGATACTCATAAAGACCGTTGCCCAAGTAGTTTTTTTGAACTTCATGGTTGCCAAATCGATCTTTACGAAGGTGTCTTAGCTGAGCACTAATGCTCGCAGGAGGGTCCTGCGTTGCATCAGCAATCTGCTGTAAAGTGCGCCACTTTCCGTCTTGCATTACTTCCCAAACTCGGCAAAGTTGACCGCCTAAGCGGACGTCATCGCGAATTGAGTCGTAATCGCTCCCGTTAAACCTCATGCCAGAATGTCATCGGGCTCATCTACAAAAACTTCACCCAGGTCAGTGCGGCGGAATAAATGCTCGCCATCACGGGTTTTTTGAACGCTTTCTAAACCAAGTGACACTCCATGTTTTCCGCTGTGGCTATACGCAAATCCAGCAACACAAAGGCGCGCATACATGCCTGAGTAAATTTGCGTCGGATCTAATATTTGAATGCGTTCGTGGTTGTAAACCGTGGGTTTAAATTTAGTACCGCAATTAAAGTAGTAATGATTGGCATATTCGGAATATTTTGTGCGCTCAATATCGCCATCTTTTAGAGGATTATTGAGATCGTCAGGAATCCTGCCACCCCAAGTTGCTTTATGGAAATCAATGAGCAAGTCAATGTAGTCCCGGAGTTTTTTCACGCCTTCCGCATCGCTTTTGGGTACTAGAGCGCAAAGCGTGTACTTTGAACCCGTCGGACCACTCAGCTTTGGGTTAGGCGCATTAATATGAACAAAAGTGAGGCGTACCTCATTGGTTACGAACTTTGGTGCTTTTGAAGTCTGTGTCATAATAAATCTCGTATTTAAGTGTTTAAGAAAAATCTGCCAGAGCTTCAACGGCAGATCGTAAGGTCGGTCTTGGTTCTTTCGACGGCACCAAGACCGTTTTTCCAGGTTGTCTTGTGATCTGATCACTTAACAACTCAGAAAACTTTTTCTTCCCCAGTAACTTTTCCATTGCAGTTAGGGGAATTAAATTTCTTTCATAAATCAAAGGCTCTTCAACTCCGCTGGCAATTACTTTTTGCGCAACGGCATCGCCATCGATATAGCGACGAGTTGATCGTCCTTGTCCTAATTCAAAGCCTGGAATTGTTGTGCCGTTTAAGGCCAGCTCGAGAGCATAGGTCTCAGCATCATCAAGCCAACGACTCAATTCTTTTTTATGAGTAAGGACTTTGGCAATTTGCTCGAGTGAGAGTTGATTAGGTTCAATCAGAGCAAACGCTTCCGCCCCCAAAGCCACAGCCTGCTTGGCTCGAGCACTACACTGAAATCGCGCCCGGCAAAATTGACAAGCCTCTTCGCTAGGATTTAATTTGGCAGTTGGGTCTTGCGTTAATTCAATAGCGGCTGATAGGGTGGGCTCCCAATCTTTAAGAACTCGTGGGCTAATCGTCCACACATCAAAATGATCTAGTGAAGGCTGCACCACATGAATTTGCACTTCGTCGATCTGATGCAAAAATTCAAACTCTTCTAGAGCCATTAAGGCGTAAATCATGAGCTGCAAATTATTTTCAGCAAATACTTTGATGCCTGAGCCTGTTTTTAAATCAATCACATGCAAGGTATTCGTGCTGTTGTCCACAACGATCGAATCACTTGTGCCCCAGCAATCTTTATTAAATCCCATGCGGTGCTCATAAAAGCGATAGCCAGGAATATCCATGACGTACTCGGCATAGCGAGACACTATTTCGATTTGCTCGGGAGTTAAGCTCGCATCAATAACGTAGGAGCTATCGTTGGCCAGTAGCGCTTCTTCAGCTGCTTCATGTAAACGTGTGCCGAGGGCTGCGTGTTTGCTTGTCTGCTCTGGATATTTTTGCTCTTCGCGAATAGAGCCAGGGCATGTCATCCAGCGATAAGCGCCGCTTGGGCTGCAGGGTGCGTGGCTCATGCGATCATCCCTTCCACTTCGGCCATCAAGGCGCCATATTTAGCTGGATCGATATCAGGAAGCCTGGCGGCGCCGTATTTTTGAAAAATCGGAGCTAGGGAGAGCTCTTTATGGGCAGTGCGGATTTCCTGAAGTCTGGCTCTGACTTCCTCTAATGTGAGTGCGGCAGATTCGCTGACTTTGGCGGCTTTTTTGGGTTTTTCGCTTGGGGCAGGGGTTGGGACGGGAGTTGCTGCTGCATTGCTAGCCTGGCTTGTGGCTGGACTAGGCTCGCTTGCACCAACTGCAGGGAGGAATTTCCCCAGGATTAGTTGGCTAATTTGATCGCCTTGATCGGCGTCTAACTCAATTACTAATTGGACTTTCGGCATTTTGCTTCCTTTCTTTTTATTAACCGCCCTACTCGTTTATTAACAAGGGCGGATGGTTCATTTGATTAAATATTAACATGAACGGATCGTTTTGCAAGCAAATGTTACAAATATTTTTTAAGAAGGCGAAAAAAAAGCCCGGTAAGGGGCTTTTTAGTAATGCAAAAAGGGGGTAATCAGATCTATTCTGTACTCGAAGTTGCTGCTTCTCGGACAAATTTAGCTAAAGTTTCAGCAGTTTCATTCATGCCACATGAAATCTGAACTGTGACTCCGAGCATGCTGGCGCTGTTGATGTGGGATGCGAACCTTTTAGCGAGTTCCGGGGCATCAATTTGTCCAGAGCTAGGGCAGTAAAAAAGAATTAATTTTTTATATGATCGATTAGCGAGTCGTTCAGCTATAAAAAGATTTGCTAATCCGCTCTTTAATCCAAGCATGAATGAGATCGTTGAGTTATCTGGACGAATTTCCTTGAACTCAGCCATTGTCTGGCCATCAAAATAATCAAGGCGTTGTGAAATATCGCCGCGATTAAAACGCTTTTCCCAATACGATCCAGCGTCATCAATTTTATGGATGTCCTGCATAACGTATTGAACAGCGTTCCAAAAACGATTGAGCTCATTGCGACGTTCATCACGTTGTGTCCTTAGACCAGCGCGTCTTTCTTGCTCTGAGTCGCTGTTTAAAAGAATGGTGGTGGTTTCGTTTTGATCCGGTCTAAAGTTGGAGCCCGGTGCAATATCTCCTAAAGTTACTGGTCTTCTAGCCATCAAGCCGGCATCGGCCTGAGAGCTTGATCCTATAATCTCCACGCGGCCAGGCGGGATCATTTCAATTTTGTTTGACTGAACAGAATTATTACCTTTTAAGTTGTGAGTCATGCTTTCACTCACAGGATTACCTTTTGGCAAGCTGGCCTGAATCTGTTTTTCTGCGTCTTTACGAATTTCTTCTTGTTTATTTTCTTCAGCTGCAATGTGAGCGTAATGGGCAAAAAGATCCTTAAAATTATCTTGTTCGGTGAGTGCTTTAATTTCTGGCGCAGCAACTTCTCTTTCTTTTTCATAAGCCTGATAGCTAGAAACCATTTCCTCAATCTCATCGTCGGAAGGTGCATCCGGTTCAATATCGCGAGTGCCGTCGGGGTTATAGACGCAACCACGTCCAGCCTCTACAGCATCATCAGCAAACCAGCATAAAGTTTGCCAAGGTACCGCAGTCATGTCGGCAATTTTTCTTAGATACTCAGCCTTAGGAATAGAGCGATTTTTTTCTAAAGGGCTCTCCCAGCGGGCAATGAGGCTTCTTGTAGTACCTAATCTTTCCGCAAATTCATCTTGCTTTAGGCCCAAGCTAACCCGAGTTTGGCGTATTTTTCCAGCTAAATTGACTAACTTTGGCATGGTGTTCTCTCGTCTTTTGACTAATTTGTAAGTAATGATTACAGACAATTTACCATAAAATTAACATACCATCCGTTGATGTTGCAAAAAAGTTAAATTGTTACTATCATGGCTCCATGCAGACCACCCAAGAAATCGTTCAAAAGCTCGGCGGACCTACCAAAATAGGGCGTTTTTTCAATATTCGCCCCCAGGCAGTCAGCCTTTGGGTGGCTAAACAGAAAATCCCCGTAGAGCGCTTACCAGCTCTAGTTCGGATGGCCAAAGAGCAGGGTTTTGAGCTCAATCCCGAGGAAATTCGTGGTGATATAGATTGGGCAGCCCTTAAATAAGGCTCCAAAAGTAGCGTTTTAGGCCGTTTTTTACCCAAAAACAGCCGAATTAATAGTCAAAAGTCGAAAGTCGAGCGTTCAAAGACGCCGAGATCAGCGGTTCTGATCGGACTATTAATTAGGAGCTCGCATGAGCCTTCAACGTACTGAATATTTCAAGGATGTGGCGCAAGACGCCTTATCCATTTCCCAAGACCCCGAAGTTATTGCCGCCTTTGTACTGAGTGATTCACTCAATGGTTTGCGCAAGGCTTTGCTAGAAATTAGCGAAAACATAAGACAAGGTTCAGAGGCGCATAGTGCAAATGCACACAATGTTGATGCGTTGATTGAAATCATTGAACGCAATCTGAAGTAGGGGGTCGACATGAGCGACTTCAAACCGATCGTTGCCCCGGTACAGATTGGCAATATTCCAAGCGAATTAAAAACGCTCGAGCGCTGGGTGTTATGGCGCTTTATCAAAAAGCAAAATAAAAAAGGCATCAAGTGGGATAAGGTTCCCTTTACAGTTCACGGTAGCAATGCTTCCACGACAAATCCTGCGACTTGGGACACCTTTTCTAATGTAGAAAAAGCCTATCTTGCAGGCGGCTTTGACGGACTAGGAATCGTTATTCATGGCCCTGAGTTTCAGGGAATTGATGCTGATGATTGTATCGACCCGCTCACTGGCGAACTCAATGGCTTTGGTCAGGAGATTTTGGACAGTATTGAAGGCTATGCAGAGTACAGCCCAAGTGAACTTGGTTTTAAGATTTTTACAAAGACCAATTTACAAACATCAAACGTCAAGCCCGAGTTAGAGCTTTATGTTGGCGGTCGGTATTTCACGGTGACGGGTAACGTCATTGCTGGTCATGAGAACTTCACGTCAGTAACGCAGAATTTAGATTGGCTCGTTACAAGAGAATTTGGTGAGACTCCACTGGCATCTAGTTCTCAAGCTGATGCAAACGCCATTATCAATTTGAAAGCACCTTTAATTGAATGGGATCTGGATCGAGTTCGTGATGAGTTACTAAGTTGTGTTGAGGCAGAGTGCTCATATAGCGAATGGATTGGCATTGGAATGGCTCTTCATCATCAAGGCCAAGGTGATGCAGAGTGGCTAGAGCTTTGGGATGACTGGTCACAGGCAGGCTCAACCTACGTGGAAGGGGAGTGCGAACGTAAATGGGACTCCTTTAATAAACAACGCGCAAGTGGTAAAGGGCCTAAAACTTTACGACATCTTCTAGAAATTACTCGCAATCAAAGACAGCTAGTTGCCTCCAATTTAGTTGATGATTTATGTAATGAGATTAATCAGGTTTCAGTCGCAGCGCACTTAGAGACAGTCTTAGCCAAAAAGATTGCGCAGCATACAGAATTTACCGATGTAGATCGCGAACGATTAGCTCGAGAGTTGCAAAATCGCGCCATAGCGTTAAATCTGAAGTTACAGATTTCTACAATTCGGAACTGGCTTAAACCTAAAGTGTTCTCGGCTTTTCCTCATACCAGTGCTGATGGCAATCCTTTATGCACGATTGAGAATTTAAACGTGCTTTTACAAAAAATGGGTACTCATGTTCGGTACAACGTCATGAGTAAGCAGATAGAAATTCTGATTGCTAATGAAGGCTATACCCAAGATAACCACTTCAATGCCTCTTTAGGACGGATTATTTCGGAAGCCTCGCGGTATTGCATGCCGACAAAACACATCCCGCTCTTTTTAATTCAGATTGCCGATCAGAATCAGTTCAATCCAATGCTTTCGTGGATTCAATCCAAACCGTGGGATGGCATTTCGCGTTTGGATGACTTAGCCAACTCCATCGAGTCACCAATGAATCCCGCATTCAAAAAAGCGCTACTTTCCAAGTGGATGAAACAAGCAGTTGGTGCCGCGTTTGAGCCCAATGGTATTGCCCCGCAAGGAGTCTTGGTCTTTCAAGGAGAGCAGTACAAGGGCAAAACACGTTGGTTTCAAGCCTTGGTTCGCCCCAGGTCTGAGCTTGCGTTGACAGGGCATACCTTAGATGTAAAAAGTAAGGACTCGGTTTTTGTGGGGATGTCGTATTGGTTGGTCGAGCTAGGTGAACTTGACGGCACCTTTAGCCGCTCCGAAATTGCTGCGCTCAAATCACACATTACCCAGGAGCGTGACAAGATCCGGCGTCCCTATGCTCCTGCTGAATCGGTTTTTCCAAGACGCACGGTTTATTTTGCTTCAGTCAATGAGGGGCAGTTTTTGCACGACCCGACGGGTAATCGGCGCTTTTGGGTGATTCCTGTAACCGGGATTAATCACAATCACGGCATCGATATGCAGCAGCTCTGGGCCGAAATGCTTGTCCTCTATCAAGCAGATCCGACCTTTTATCTTAGCGGCGAGGAGATGCTCACACTCAATTCGACCAATCAGCAATTTACTTCAACCGACCCGATTGAAGAGCGAATTGAAGGAGCTTTCGATTGGTTTGAAAAACCTGTTTGGACTTGGGCTACCGCAACGGATGTATTGATTCGTTGTGGAATTCAAAATCCAACGAAGGCGCAGGCGATGATTGCTAGTCGAGTTATTCGCCGATTGAATGGCGACCAGCACCGTAAATCGAACGGTCGAAATTTATTAGCCATTCCACAAAGTCGTTCTCAGTTTATCGAAACGTCTTCAGAACTGGAAATAGGGTGACTAAGATGCCCTACAGCCACAAGTCACCCTCCCTGAAAAAAGCTATATCCCATATGGCTTTACAGCTTATTAGTGTAACTAGGGTAACTATTTTTCATTTATTAAAGAGAAGAAATGAAAAAGTAAGACATATATGTTTTCCCCTATATGTCTGGAAGTCACCTCCCTGGTGCCCCTGGATACCCTGCTATGCGTGAAAGGGACTTAGAAAAGTATTTGATTCGGCGCGTCAAAGCGCTGGGCGGACTGTGTTTTAAATTCGTGAGCCCTGGCAATGCTGGAGTGCCAGACCGTCTCATCATTCTTCCCCAAAACGGAATTCACTTTTTAGAACTGAAATCAGTTTCCAAAAAGCCAACTCCTTTGCAAATTTACCGATTAATGGTGTTGCGGGAATTGGGATGTCATGCCGGATGGGTCGACACCAAGGAGGGCATCGATGATTTTTTATCCTAGACCATATCAAACCATTGCCTTAGAGCGCATGCTGGCCAACGATTTCCAATTGTTGGCGTTGCGGATGGGTACTGGCAAAACCGTTGTCACCTTACTAGCGATTGATGAGCTGCTAAATCGCCGTAAGGAAATAACGAAAACTTTAATCGTCGCTCCCAAGCGCGTCGCAGAGCTTGTCTGGCATACCGAAGCAACGAAATGGGAGCAGACCAAAGGCTTAAAGATTCAAAGAGTGCTAGGTCAACTCAAACAACGCCTGGCGGCCGTTGCCATTAGTGCCGATATTTACGTTATTAATCGAGAAAACTTTGCCTGGCTGGTTGATTACTATGGGGATAAATGGCCTTTTGATTGCGTTGTAATTGATGAGAATCGCGGCTTTAAGGATTGCACTACTAAAAGCTGGAAAGCCCTTAAATCCGTTCGTAAGCAGATTAAAAAACTGTATCTTTTAACGGGTACGCCAACACCAAACTCTCTGTTAGAGCTTTGGCCTCAAATTAGCATCCTTGATCAAGGTAAACGCCTCGGGCTTAGCCTGGGCGAATATCGCAATCGATGGTTTGTTCCCGATAAGCGTAATGGCTACATCATTTATAGCTGGGCAGAGCGAAGAGGGGCTGCAAAGGAAATTCGGGAGCTGGTGAAAGACATCATGTTTTCAACTGACGGTGATATTAAGCTGCCAGAGCGAATTGACAATATCGTGCCCATTCAGATTCCGATGGATCGCTATGAAGCAATGGAATCGGAAATGATCAGCGAGAACTTAATGGCCTCGTCAGCGGGAGTCCTAGCTAATAAATTGGCCCAAATGGCCAACGGTGCTTGTTATGACGCAGATCGAAATGTTCATGTCATTCATGATGCCAAGCTAGAGGCCTTAGCTGAAATCGTAGAGCAGGGCGAGCCGGTAATTTGTTTTACAACCTATCAGCACGATCAAAGTCGGATTTTGAGTCATTTTCCCAATGCCAGAATCTTCGATGGCGAACAATCTTTAAAGGATTGGCAGGCAGGCCACATTGACTTGCTTTTAATGCATCCAGCTTCAGGAGGGCATGGAGTAGATGGATTGCAATTAGGAGGCAGCGTGGCTGTTTGGTTTGGCTTGCCTTTTAGTCTTGATTTATACGAGCAAGCAAATGCTCGATTGCATCGAATTGGTCAAACCAATAACGTCATCATTCATCACTTAGTTGCGGTGAATACGATCGATGAACATATTACGAAAGTTCTAAATTCAAAAGGTGATATTCAACAAGCGCTTCTCGACGCTGTGAATCAGTGGCGTGAAGAGGTCTTGATTTGATAGTAATGCTTACACTGGAGAACACTATGAACGCCGATGGTCAATTTGACAATGCCGTTGAGGCTGCCTCATTTGCATTGAATTTCTTAGGTAATACCTATCAAAGGCCTTTAATTAATCGTATGGCTACTCCGTCTGCAATTGGCCATTCATTAGGAGGTTTAGATCGGGCAGCACAAGCAGGCATGATTCGCGCAGTTATTGCAAAACTCGGCACAGTAAATGAGGCTTTTATTGTGGCTAGCAAAGCACCGCGGCGCTACCCTTGCACCTGTGGAAAGCCCTGCTGTATTAGGTCTAAGGCTAATCCTGAGTGGCAAGATGCAATTCATTTACTCGTTAATCACGCAAAAGAAAGTCTAGGTTTATGTACGGGCTACTACGACTTACGCAAAGCAATCGTATCAAAATATTTTGGCGATCAAGTATCGCTTACAAAAATTGCAGAGCAATGCGGAGTCAATCGCGATACTGCAGGAGTACACAACTCCAGAATAATAAAAATGCTAAAAGCAGTTGAACATCTATCCTGGAGTGAGTTAGAAATTTCACTCGCAGAGCGCGGTATGATTTGCGAAAATGAAACTACTTGACACTTCCGCAAAAGGTGCGGAAAATGTGCAGTAATTAAGTAGTCTTATAACTACGCCCAAAGCTCAGACGATTTTCGCTCTGGGCTTTTTTTATTTTCGCTGTTGCTTTCTCCTTATCACTTCACGTGTGATTTACCCGACTACGGTCGGGTTTTTTTATTTCTCTTTTTGGTTACCTATGCCAGCAAGACCCAAATCCATTTGCCGTCAACCAGGCTGCGGACGATTAATCAATGCTCCTGGATATTGCGATCGGCACGAATTTCACGATCAAGAGCGTAAAGCTAAAGCTGATAAACGACGCCAATCCTCTCATCAACGAGGCTATAGCTATCAATGGTCGCAAGCTCGTGAACTCTTTTTAAAAGCGTATCCAATCTGCGCAAATTGTGAAAGACGAGGCCGTATAACAGCGGCTACCGTTGTGGACCACATCATCCCGCACCGAGGTGATGACTTTCTATTCTGGGATGAAAGTAATTGGCAACCACTATGTGCTTCATGCCATTCCCGTAAAACTGCCAAAGAAGATGGCGGTTTTGGAAACAAGATTAGCGACTCTCGCTAATAACGCAGTTCTTCTCTAACCCTTCAAAAGGATTAATCCAATGAAATCAGCACTTCTAGCAACTTTGTTGCTATCTAGTGGCATTGTTTTTGCCGCTCAATCTA